ATGTGTAGACAGATGTAGATAAAACGGCTTACAAATTGCATATCGGTCAGCAGGGGTCATCGGCGCGACATTTCAAAAACCATTGGACATGGCGCGATCGGGCGCGTCGTTTATGTTTCTTCTTTCATTTTTTGTTACAGTAGGACTCCTTTTTAAAATCATGATACACAGCTCCGTGCGTCGGTGGCTCCTGTTGAGCGATATGCAGAAGGGAGAGAGTTATGTTTGGAGCATTGATTGGGATGATGGTTGCATCGGCAACTGTTGCCGTTCTTTTGGGAATCTTCTGGGGCGAGATTCGTCACTGGGAAGATAATTTGAGATAGGAGGTGAAAGGATGGGTATACGGTGGAAATTGATAGTTACACAAACAAGGATGTCGGCAGGCGAAAAACCGTTTGAATATAACGACAGTCTTATCTTTTACCATGACAATCTGGAAAGCATCTGCAGACTTGTAGACTCGATCGAGTCAGAGTTTGATACGGACAATGCCAGATATGTCATCGAGAGCGAGGTGGTTGATAATGGCAAAGACTGATGTTTATGCGGTGTTCGAGGTCGAGTATAACAGCTTGGTTTGGGAGTTCCCTCGCAAGCAGATGGCGTTAGATTTTATCAGCACGATGCTCAATGCCGATGGTGACGCAGAGTGCGTCATGCGCAAGAGAATAATGGAAGGTGGTGGCGAGCATGCGGACTGATGACCCTGTGCGCGACTTCCTGCGGCACGAAGCGGACCGCGAAGAAGAGTTGGAAGGCCTGCCAGAGTGTGAGCTGTGCGGCGAGCCTATTCAGGATGAAACGTGCTTTTGCATAGACGGGAACAAATACCACAAGAATTGCTTTATTCACGAATACGAATTTTATGTGGATGATTTGGCAGAAATTGATTTTTAAAAGATTGGAGGGTAAAAATGGCGAAAGTAATTGGCTGTATGGGCGAGTCCGGCAGCGGAAAAACGACCGCAATGCGGAATCTTCCACCAAACGAAACATTTTATATCGACTGTGACAAAAAAGGTTTGAACTGGAAGGGATGGCGAAAGCAGTATTCCGGCGATAAGTCAAAGGGGAGCATCAACTATTGGTGTTCGGATAACTTTTCGATCGTTTCCGGCCTGCTGAAGCATATCAATAATGATGATGAATACAAACACATCAAATATGTCGTGATTGACACACTTAATGGCCTGATGGTTGCGGAGGAGATGCGGATACTGGCTATGCAAAGCGGAGATAAGCGATCTGCTTGGTCTGATTTAGCACAGAATGGATGGGCATTAATTAACCAGTGCCTGGAGTTAAGAGACGACTTGACCGTCATTATCCTTTGCCACTCCGAAACCATCTCAGACGAGAACGGCATTATTCGAACGCGAATCAAGACCAATGGACGGAAGTTAGAAAAGCTCGTGCTTGAGTCCAAGATGACAACAGTGGTCTGGTCTGTGCGTCAGGACGGTAAGTATAAATTTATCCTGTCAGCTGACGGAAGTACTTGTAAAGTGCCAATGGATGCGTTCGAAAAGGATGAATGTGACAACGACATTATGATTGTGATTAAGGCATTAGAAGATTATTAATAACGAGAGGAGATAACTTTATGGCATTACCAACCTACGACAAATCAAAACGTAAGAAATCATTCGCACAGCTTCCGAAGGATGCTTATGTGATCGTGATCAAAAACGCAAAAGAGATGCAGAATAAAAAAGGTGGAAGCCGTCTGGACATCGCTTTTGATATCGCAGAGGGTGAATACAAAGACTATTACATGCAGCAGTATCAGAACAATTCCAATGAGGATAAGAAATGGTCGAACGACGCCATCTTCCGTATCAATATTCCTTCCGACGGATGCCAGCAGTACGTCTGGGACAACTGGAATACATTTTTTGCTGACTTGGAAGATTCTAACAATGGATTCGTTTTTAATGGCGACCTGACCGCACTCAAAGGCAAGCTTATCGGTGGGAAATTCCACATCGAGCAGACGGAATACAATGGCAACATTTACGATCACACGCGGATGAAATGGACATGTGTTGCTTCCGATGTGCGAAACGGCAAAGCAGGAAAGCTTCCAAACGATAAGTTGGTTGGCACTGGCAGACGGCAGGTGCAGACCGATTCCGACGGCTTCATGCAGATTCCGGAAGGCACGGACGAAGAAGTTCCGTGGAATTAAACTATGGATAACTTTGAATTGGAATCAATCCTTGAGACCTTCCAAATCATCGTAGATACACGCGAGCAGAGCACGCCGAAGGCAAGGGACAGATACAAAGCTTTCGGCGTGCCTGTTATGCGGGCAACATTGGACTATGGTGATTACTGTGGAGTGGTAACGATGGACGGCGGCACCTTGTACGACACTTCCAAACGAATCACTCCATACTGTGTCATAGAACGGAAGATGTCATTGGATGAATTGGCGTCATGCTTTACGAGAGGGCGCGATCGGTTCCAGCGGGAATTTGAACGAGCACTTTCCAACCAAGCAAAAGTCTATCTGCTTATTGAGGGCGGAAGCTGGGAGGCGATTCAAAAGCATCGCTATCGAAGTCGATACAATCCGAAAGCATTCCAGGCATCACTGGTTGCATGGTCGGTGCGGTACAACATGACGCCAGTCTTTTGCAGGTCGGAGACGTCAGGAGGATTGATTAAAGAGATTTTATATCGAGATATGAAAGAGAGGTTGCAGGTAGGCGCTTATGGATAATTATACAAAATTTCCAAACAACATACTGGAAGGAATCATCCAAAACAGATTCAGCGCCACTCAAGTGACCGTCATTGTATATGTGGTAAGAAAAGTAAACGGATGGGGTAAGCCCAGCGATGCTATATCGATTTCCAAGATTGCGAAAGAATCAGGGTATAGTCGGCGCGCGATTATGAATGCCGTATCGGATTTGGAGAAAAAAGGTGTTTTAAAAATCGAGCGAGCCGGATTAGGAAGGCTTAGTGAAATGCGAATTAATGAACCCACAATGTGGGATAAACCTGTGAACTCTGCTTCACATGTGAACTGTACTTCACAGGGAATGCCACTTCACACCCCTGTGAACTCTACTTCACACCTACCTGTGAACTGTACTTCACAGGAACCTGTGAACTCTGCTTCACATACAAAAGAAAGAAAGATAATTAAAGATACTATTCAAAAGAAAGAGCCTTCGGCTCAAAATTTTTCGGATGGAGACGAAACAATGTTTGACGGACGAATTACTGTAAAAGAATTTAACAGGCTGTCTCCAGAAGAGCAAGATGCGATGTATGAGGAATATTGGAAATGAGATCGATTTATGAATTTCAAAAAGACGATGCAGAGCGCTTTGCGTCGGAACAGGGAATAAAAGCTTCGGTTCGCGGAAATGAGCTTCGCTTTTCAAAATGTCCGTATTGTCGACAGAGGACGAACGACAAAGACACATTCGCTATCAATCTCACAACAGGCCAGTTCAAATGTTTACGTGCTTCCTGTGGCGCTCATGGAAATATGATCACATTGGCGCGCGACTTCAACTTCTCACTTGGAAGGGACGTGGACGAATATTATTCACGGAAGCGCAGATATCGAGACCTGACCAGATACCCGAGACCGAGCGCAAAACCGGCTGCAGTTAAATACCTGGAATCACGTGGAATCTCTCAGGCTGTGACCGAACGCTTTGGAATCTCCACTCACAAAGATGACGACCACATCCTTATCTTTCCTTTTTACGATGAAAATGGCGATATGCAGTTTATTAAATATCGCAAGACGAACTTTGATAAAAGCAAGGATAAAAACAAGGAATGGTGCGAGGCAAACTGTAAACCAATTCTGTTTGGAATGGACCAGTGCGATCCGGAAGCAAGCGATACTCTGATTCTTACAGAGGGGCAGATAGACAGTTTAAGCGTGGCGGAAGCGGGTATTCCGAATGCGGTCAGTGTTCCAACAGGTGCAAAGGGATTTACTTGGGTTCCGTATTGTTGGGATTTTCTTGGAAAGTTTAAAACACTGATTGTATTCGGCGATCATGAGAACGACCACATTACGCTGCTCGATGAGATGAAAACAAGGTTTGTTGGAACGGTCAAACATGTGCGACCGGAAGACTATCGAGATTGCAAAGACGCAAACGAGCTTTTAACAAAGCATGGAAATCAAGCCGTTGTTGATGCGGTTCGGAATGCGGTCATTGTACAGAACCCAAAAATTAAGAAACTGGCAGATGTCGAGCGCAAGAGCATCTCGCAGATGGAATGCATTGACACTGGCCTTCAGGAGCTCAACCGCATGCTCGGCGGATTTTATCTCGGGCACCTTGTGATTCTGACTGGAGAGCGCGGACTTGGTAAATCAACGCTTGGTTCTCAGCTTGGAACGATGGCGATCTCGCAAGGGTACACGACTTTTTATTATTCGGGTGAGTTGATGGACTGGCTTTTTCAGGATTGGTTTGACAGGCAGTGTGCAGGTCCGAACCATATCAATGGACTCGTATCTAATCTCGGCTATACGGATTACGTTGTGAATGGACAGTACGTAGATTCGATTCATCGGTGGTATGACGATAAAGCATATATCTACGATAACACTATCCTGCAGGGCGAAGAAACCGAATCACTGGAAGATACAATTCAGAATGCTATCTCACAATACGGTGCGCGCGTCATCTTGATCGATAACTTAATGACGGCGATGGAGGACGATATGAGCGCAGACCTTAATCGACAGCAGACTAGATTTGTGCGCATGCTTGCGAATACGGCAAAGAGGCTCAATGTCTTAATCATCCTTATCGTGCATCCGAGAAAAAGCAACGGGACGAATTTTAGGAATGATGATGTGGCTGGAAGCTCCAACATCACAAACCTTGCCGATGTGGTCATGCGATACGGAGAGCCGGAGTTGAACGAGAATGATCCGGATCCGGCGGACAGAATACTGCAGGTTACAAAGAATCGAGTCAACGGTCGAGTCCATCGGAATGGCGGAATCAAGCTGTGGTTTGATGAGGCCAGCAAGCGAATATCTGAGAATAAAATTTATACTTGGGAGCTTGGATGGGAAGGCGATGGCTTTCAGGATGCGGATGATTGGGACGCAGAAATTCCTTTTTAGGAGGCAAACATGGAAGTAAGTGAAGAGCAGGTCTTGATACATCGTTTTATCAATGACTTTTGGAAATTTATTAAGACGCGCCTGCATGCCGATGCGGACGATGATGCATATTGGGATCGATTTATCCAAGATATGAATTTGCTTGGAAATAAATATAAGGACCCCGTCACAAATGAGATCCATCCTCTAATCCGAAAGCTACTTGTCGCGCATGCAGACTATCTCGAATACGAAGGATGCGGACGTGAACGAACGAACAGGAGGTGTGCATGAATAATTTAAAAATTGGAAGCAAATACAGAATCCGTGAGTCAGCTGGAGTTGGAAGAGACAAAGAAGCACTTCGGGCAGGCATTTACCGTCTGATCGACGTGACCGAAAAGAATCTTTTTGTTTTCAAGCCAACGAAGTCAGGCAAGTGTGTGACGTATAAGGCGTGGGAGCTTGACCAAAAGATTGGAAGGGGCGAAGTGACAGAGGCATGAGTGACTGGAGCGAGCACGACTTGATCACGGCGGACGGCGTCAATCATGGCAAGCATAAAGTCGAGGACTGTATCAATGCGGTCGTTGACCGATGCGAGGACGGATATATGCATTGCGCGTGGCTCTGGTCAGGCGGAACGTGCGAGGAATGCGTGGAACAGATGGAGATTTGGAGTGATGAATAAGGATGAGCTGACGTGGCACGACAAGCAATGCCGAGAATGCGGATACACGCCGAAGTGCTGCGCATGTAAATGGTTGCGACCGCTTGAGGACGAACAAAAAAGACGTGGCAAGGAATACATTGGAAACTGTATAAATCCAACACAGAACAAAACATGCCCAAACAAGCGCCATCAGGTGACGTGGAACGGAACGTGCTTTGAGTTTATTTGGAAATACGCCGACGGAGAGCAGGCGAGTTTTGGAGGATAAAATGGAAATCGTATGGATAAGAATGGCGCACTGGAAGTACAGGCCAATCGAACAGAGCTTTCCAGTCACGCACGAAAAAGAAATCAGCGCGTACCTGTTCGGGCATTTAGCCGAAGGATACGAAGTAACATGTATGAAGAAAATGGTCGTGTAACGCATTATTTGCCGATTTAAGGCGTTTTAAGGTTAAGGCTAGGGGAATTTACCATGGAACGAACAATTGACGAAATTAAGGCGGAAATACACGCTCTCGTGGACGAGAGCACAAGCGAGATTGAACTGGACAATGTCAGAATTTTACTCAAGCTTTATCACGGAGATTACAAAGGAGACAAAAAATGGCAGGGAAAGCAGGAAAAAGCGGGAGAAAAAGGTCGAACAATTTAAGCCAGGTCATAGCGCTCTGGCATAGTGGATATAACTACAGCGAGATTGCAGAAATGACTGGCTTATCGCCCGCCACCGTGTCGAATAAAATCAGTGACATGGGGCTGGCTGATAGAAAAATCACAAAAAACTGGATGCAAGCAACTGGTATCGGTAAGCAGTGGGACGCAACATGCAAGCTCATCCGGGAAGCGTGCAAAGCGTGCTGAGTGTTGGTGCAATATTGGTTGGAATCCTGGTCATTGTGCTCGCGATCGCAGGCATGACCATAACGGATTTAATTTGTGATTATTTGGAAAAGAAACATGATAAGCATTAAACGGTGCAGGTTTGGCGTACCTGTTAAATGACCACCAGAAAGAGTGTCTAAAAAGGCATTGCTCCGAGTGTACATAGGGTGAGGTAGCAGCCGTTTAGAAGAGTAACCGCTCCGTAAAAGATACAAGTCGAAGTGCATAAATAAGCAGTATGCATGGAGATATGTTTGTAACACAAAAGTCCGGCTTATTTCGATAACCGGATTCGGTCTTTGATGAATTTGTTTTAAGCGCAACAGAAAACTGATTCAGAAATCTTTTCGTAATAACAAAATAATCCCAAGATGAAACATTGGTTGAAACACCATCGGGGCGGAAATACTCTTTTTGGAATGAGGGATAGAACATGATAATTGATTGTTTTGCAGGCGGTGGCGGTGCATCTGTTGGAATAGAAATGGCTATAGGCAGACATTGCGACTTAGCTATAAATCATGATCCAGAAGCAATAAGGATGCACAAAACAAATCATCCAAAAACAAAACATCTGACCGAAGATATATGGTCTGTTGACCTGAAAAAATATGTCAGAAAAAATAACGTGGAATTGATGTGGGCAAGTCCTGACTGTACACAGTTTTCGAAAGCAAAAGGTGGGAGACCTAGAATCAGTGGTTTAAGAATGCTCCCATGGGCAGTACATAAACACGCATCAGAGGTTAAGCCGGAGGTGTTGATTATGGAAAACGTGGAAGAAATTCAGCAATGGGGAAAGCTTGATGATAATGGCAGACCAATAGAAGCTGAAAAAGGCAAGGAATATGAACGATTCATAAATTCAATGATGGATTTAGGATACGATTTTGACTGCCGGGAACTGATTGCAGCAGATTATGGCGCACCCACGACAAGAAAACGATGGTATGCAGTATTTCGAAATGATGGAGCAAAGATTTGTTTCCCTTATCAAACACACAGCAAGACAGGCATGATTGGGAATAAATGGTTGGAATGTGGTGATTATATTGATTGGTCAGATTTAGGGAGAAGCATATTCGACCGTAAGAAACCACTTGCAGAAGCTACGCAGAAAAGAATAGCGAACGGAATACGCAAGTATATCATTGAAAATCCGAATCCATATATTGTGCAGGACGGTAAGGCAATTTCGTATTTGATCCAGTATCACGGAGAGCAGAAAAAAGGGGATTCAAGAGGACAGCTATTGTCAGAACCAATACGAACGCTTGATACATCCAACCGGTATGGTCTTGTGACTGCATTTATTACCAAATTCTACAAAACAGGAATCGGGCAAGGGTGCAATGAACCGCTTCACACGATTACTACAAGTCCAGGACACTTCGGAGTCGTAAGTGCATTTCTAATTAAGTATTACGGAACAGGTGGCGGTGGTGGACTTGACGCACCGCTTGCAACAATTACAACAAAGGATCGATTCGGTCTCGTCAATGTAGCAATAGATATAGCTGGAGAAAAATACGCTATAGCGGATATATTCCTTAGAATGCTTAAGCCGGAAGAGTTAAAGGTGATGCAAGGTTTTCCAAATGATTACATTATTGACCGAGATTATATGTGGAGACGTTATCCGATTAAGGAACAAGTTGCAAGGATTGGGAATAGTGTCGTACCAATTATGGCAAAGAGCCTGGTTGAAGCGAATTGCCCATATTTGAAGATTGGAGAGCGGAGACCGAACCCGATTATCAGGTATGACGGATACGGGCAAATGGGTTTTGTGTAAGGATGGTGATTAAATGAAATGCAAAGATTGCGAATATTTTAAGCACTCCCAGTGCCACAACGTCAAAAGCACGTTTTACTGCATGACACGGTCGGAAGGTAACACATGTATGCACCCAGAAGCCAAGCATCGATGCTCAAACTGCCGATATTGGCAGAGAGAGCCGTATGAAAGTGGGATGATGTGCGTCAATGGCGAATCAGAGCATTGCAAAGAATGGACATGGGCAAGTCAGAGTTGTGCAGGATGGGAGAAAAGATGAAATACAATATCGAATTAACTGAAAAGCAGATGCGAGTCGTGATGATCGCTCTGGAAGAATATTTCCGCTTGCGGTTAGGGCAGGATTTTGATTTTTGTTGCAACCTTGCAAGCATGGGAACAGACTTGTCTCCCGAAAACCCGAATCACGATGCATTGTTTGACATGTATATTGCACGGAGAGATCACATGCAAGAACTCATGAGAGCGTTTTTTCGAATTGCTTTTGAACCGGCAGGATACCTGAAGGAAAAGACAGATGACATGATGATTGCAGAATGCATGTGGGATGCTATACGGTTTGCGCTTGGTATAAGTCGATGGGATAAACCGTTTGCGATTGGCAGTGAACCGAGTCCAAAGATTGAGAAGGTTGAGAGGGTAAGATGAATAAATGCAAAGATTGCAAGCACCTGTCGGGCAAGACATCCTCGATCGGTCGGTTATGTACGGTAAATAAGCACTGGTCAACGCCAACAGCGATGTGGAAGCAACCGAGCGGAAGGGCGTGCAAGCGGTATTTTGAAAGGAAGGATGAAGAAGAATGATTGTTTTTGAATTATCTATGCCGGGAAAAGGCTCATGGAATGGAAAATGGAGTCAGGAAGGAAAATGTTTTGCAAGGACATATGATCAAAGAAAAGTGCCAAAAGAGTATTGGAACAAATCCTTTTTTTACAGATGGGATGATGGATGGGAAGCGTGTGTGACTGTTACTCAGATGCCGGCAAGCGAAGCAAGGAAAATCGAAAGAAGGTCAGAGGGATTCTGTGGTTATGACTGGATGATCGAAAGCATCATACAGTGCGGAGCAATTTATACAAGAGAAGAAAGAGAAAAAATGTTGATTCAGAAGGATGGTGCGGAATGACGGTAAAAGAGCTTAAAGAAGAATTGGACTACTATGATGATGATATGGAAGTCGTATTTGAAGTGTGTGATGATTTTGAACCAGACAGTGTGACGGAAGATAGATGGGGCAACAGAGAAGTGCATTTGAATGTAAAAGTAAAGCCTGATTTTATCAGCGAATGTTATGGAGATATAGTGATACAGTTGGGACGAATATGGGAGTGACAAGAAATGACATTTACATTATCAGATGCCATAGCGCACGAAAAGGAAATGGCTGAATCGGGATACGGTTCATCGAGTAGAGCAAACGAACATAGGCAGATTGCGATTTGGTTAGAAGAGTTAAAGGAAAGAAGGGCAAAAGATGGCAACGAAAAGACTTAAGCCTTGCGCGGATTGCGGAAGTAACGAGATCATTACACACGAAACAGGTGGAACTGTCCTTATCATCTGTCAAAACTGCGGTAAGCAGGTAAAACATGAGGGTGAGAGAGCGGATGCGGAAAGGATATGGGATGAAAACACAGGAAGCGATTAATCTGATGAAGCTATGGAGAGCGTCTGTGGAAATGAATGGCGCAGACAGTGAGCATCTTGATGCGTTTGACATGGCGATTGATGCGTTAATGAAACAACTTAAGGCAGAAAAAGATGTGAACAGGATAACGAAACTTAAACCATGTCCGTATCGTGTTCATAAAGAACAAAGGAAAAGTTTGACGGTTGAGGGCGAATATTTCTACAATGAAACATTTATGCCTTGTATGCAACATAAATGCCCGTGTTTTCACTGTGAATGCGGAGATGCTTATTGCGACAGGGATGGAGTTTATAGGAAGCTAGGAGAAATGGCAGGTGAAGCAGATGACGAAGGATGAAGCGATTTATAAATTAAAGGTGTTTCGGGATGAAGGCAAAGTGCTTTTGATACCGAATTTGATATACAAAGACAAATTGTGGGATGATATGTGCAAAGCATTCGACATGGCAATTGAAGCACTTAGAAAACAGGCAAGACTAGAGGAATTGATGAACATGGGTACGGAGTATGCTGACAGAATGTACAAAGAGGGAAATGCGGATGACAAATAAAGAAGCCATTGAAGTACTGAAAGCAAATTATCCAGACGCTTATTATGAGTTGCTGAGAGAAGCTGTGGACATGGCAATCGAAGCATTGTCCGAACCATCGCGGCAAGGTCAACGGGATGGTCTGATAAGCCTTCAGGCTCTTACTGATGCCATAGATAAAACCACGTGGTATCACCAGAACCGAAATAAAGACATGGTAAGCGGTGCGAACTCGAACGAGCATCAGGCGTGGCACAAGGCGGATGATGTGTATGAGGCGTTGGAGAGTGTTCCATCTGCTCAGCCAGAACAGCCAACAGGGGTGCAGGATATACTGCAATACCTAGACGAATATTTACATCCGATTGTTTCACCAGAGCATTGGTCTGTTTATTCGGAGTTATATGACATGGTTTCAATGTTACCATCCGTACAGCCAGAACGAGAGCCAGGTGAGTGGGAGCGAAAATCTTTTTATGACGATACGCCTGTTTGTTCAAAATGCGGTTGTGAAGGAAATTGGGAATGGGATTACTGCCCAATATGTGGCAATAAGAAGGGGTGAGAGTAATGAGAACAATTGATGCGGATGCGCTCTTTCGAGCAATGGAAGAAGCAGAGTGGTATAACAACTGTGATCGTGACGTGATTGCGGAGAAACTAGTATTGGATGCTCCAACCATTGAGCCTGAGCAGAAATAGATTCCGTGCAGTGAACGTACTCCAGATGAAGGGCGAGAATTTATATTTGAACGATACTTATACAAAGAAATTGGAATGTGGCGCTTTAAGATAATCTGCAAGAAATGTCACACAAAGAAATAAGGAGAAAAGCATGAAAGTAAAATTATATCGAAACGCAACTTGCCCAACGCGCGGTACTTCCGATTCCGCCGGGCTCGATTTATACGCAACCGATGACCACTGTATTTGGACTGGCGAAACTGTTATGATTGATACAGGCGTTGCGCTCGAACTGCCAGAGGATACATTTGGTATGGTCGTGGCACGATCTGGACTCTCGACCAAGCAAAACCTTACCCTTGCCAATGGTGTCGGAATCATCGATTGTGATTATCGCAACACAATTAAAGTACCACTTCACAATCTCGGTCATGGCAGGCAGTGGATTAAGAAGGGTGATAGGATCGCACAGCTTGTCATCGTCAGCTATGTTCCAGTGGAGTTGGAAGTGGTGGACGAATTAAGCGACACTGAGCGAGGTATGGGAGGATTTGGAAGCACAGGGAGGTAGTATGAGCACAAAGGAATATCTCAGACAGTATAAAGCATTGATGCGGATGGAGCGCGAGATTGAGGATGAAATAGAGGCATTGCGCTCACGATATATGGGTAAGGCGATCAGTTACACTGGCATGCCTTCCGCACATACACCACACGACTTATCAGACTACGCGGCGGAAGTAGACCTACTCTTTCAGGAGTTACAGGAAGTCAAGCTGGATTCCATCAAGATGTACCGACAGATTAACTTAACCATCAACGACGTGACTTCTGCCGTACATCGCGAGGTCCTGCGTCTGAGATATCTACAATGTCTGGAGTGGAAATCTATCGCGCTCTTTATGAACTACTCAGAGGAGCGGGTCTATCAGCTCCATCGAGAAGCATTGGATATGGTCACTATCCCAAAGGATTATAGTTCACTACAGTAATTCATGTGCTATTATATTATCAGCAAAACATAGCTAAACAGTTGCTTGAGTCGCTTCAAGTAATGTTCTTCTTTCTCATTTACCTTTACATTAAGCGCAAAGGTGCAGGGCGCTATACAAATTCACCAGGCGGGACGGCGATACTGTCCCGCATTTGTTTTAAAGACAGACGGGGGTATCCCAAATAAAAACATACCCCGTGTATTAAATACGGGATGGGGTACGCGATCGGACACAGGCGGGGGTATCTCTCATATCAAACATAGGCGGGGGGTATATCCGGATGGGAGCATATCCCAGCCACAAGCACTCCCCACCTTGTTCCTTAAACCCCGCCGGCATCACATCGACACAAGGGAGGTGGCGCCATGTCACGTTCATCACGCTGGCCTTACGTTCGTAAGCTTGCTTGGGATCGAGATCGCAAGGGGCATGCGCCTTGTTGGATCTGCGGACAGCCCATCGATTATTCGGTGCAACCCTCAAGCACTGATCAAGCATGGGAACCTGACCACTTCGTTCCAGTCGCAAAAAATAAAAATTTAGAACTTGACTTATCTAACGTCAGGCCTTCGCACAGAGCGTGCAACCGCGCAAGGGGAGACGGGACGAACGGAGAGAATACATTGGGACAGCAGAGCCGGATCTGGTAGGCGCGAGGTGGAGGGGCCAAGAAATCTTGGAGCAAATGCTCTCCTGCCGAG